GTCAACCGGGAGTGCTGTATTGCTCCTAACCTCTCCTGTCTACAGGTCGTAGATAGTGATTGGGCTAACCATCCTTTGATCAAAGGAGGAAAGATTGGCATATTCTGCTACCCAAATCGAAGGGCGCCTTGTCGCAGCTGGACTAACTCACTCAGAAGCTAAGCAGATCACTCGCGAAGTGGAAAAGTGGATTAAGCATTCGGGTTCCGAATGGACGGTTCAGCACTTGAAGCTGATTAAACAGACTGTAATAGCCTTGTGGGCCGATTACTCCCCAGGGGTATCCCCGTATGTTAAGACGCGTAACGGAATCCTTTCCGGTCCATTCCGAGCTGTACAACGGTTGTTGATCACAGGCCGGAAGAGGGCTCTAGCTGCGTTAATGCAGTATACGTCTTACATATCTGAAAGCATAACCTATGCTCAAGAGAAGAAGTTCAAAGAGTCTGTTACCTGCACTGATCCTGATGTTTGGTACGAGTGGGAAGACGAGGTTATTAAAGTCTTGAAAACCCCATCTTTTGTATCACATCAGACCTGCTTTGAGGAGTCGTGGGACCACTGGTCGCCTGCCAAATTTGCACCTGGCATTGGTGGCAAGTCAGTAAGTGAAGCAAACACTCGAGTACAACTCGACTGCTTCTTAGAAACCAAATTTTATAGAACGGTTTATTACTGCACCGACTTTATTGGATCCGAAGATCAGGACTATTTCTTAACAACCGTGTTACGATATTTACACGAGAAGCCAAGAGGCGAAATGCCAATTGGTAAAATATCCGTGATCCAAGAACCGGGCTTCAAAGCTCGCTTCATTGCAAACCCGAATAGGGTTGTTCAGTGGTTGCTGCAACCTTTAGGAGATTTCCTTTTCAAGGTCATTAAAGAACTGCCATGGGATTGTACTTTTGATCAGCACAAAGCTGACAATCAAATCAGGGTCGTCCTGCAAGAGAACAACGAGATTGATAAGAAAATCAGCTCACTCAAACAGGAATACGAGAAGAATATTCGTGACTCTGAAAATTTAGGGTATTACACTCGCGCTAAAACCTTGCGAGCACACTATAAAAGTGATGTCGCTGCTTTAGAGGCTGGTAAACAAAAAGTTTACTGCTTCGATCTATCTAATGCAACTGATAGATTTCCGTTAGGTATACAACTAAGCCTAATGGTTCAAGTGGCATACACTCTCCCAGAAGTACAGAGGGAGCTAATGCTTTCTCAGTGTCGTTTCTTCGAGTTGGCTGCCAGATCCGAATGGATCTATAAAGGCGATGTCCTTAAATGGACTAGAGGCCAACCTCTGGGTTTGTACCCTAGCTTCCCGCTATTTGCACTTACGCATGGTATGTTACTACTTAGCCTTTACTTCCAAGCACATGGAGATCTGCCCAATTGGACAGTACGTACTCCGTTTTTTGTACTGGGAGACGACGTCATTATTTTTGACGATTGGTTGGCTATTTCATACCAAAGTGCACTAAAAGATTATGCTATACCTTTTTCACTGGGTAAAAGCATTTTGAGCTATAAGGCTGCGGAGTTTTGCGGCCATTTGTTTACTGCTCAAAACTACTACATACCGACGAAATGGAGGTGTGTAAGCGAGGAATCTTTTATTGAGTTCTTGAAGGTGTGGGGTATTGAAGGAATAAACCTCTTACCTCGTCATATAAGAGACGTTGCAACGGTAGTCGCAAGATTGCCTGAGCCTGTGGGTTTAGGATATAATCCCGAAGGCGTTTCTTTAGAGGAAAGGGTTGAAAAATACCTAGAACTCTACTGTGATGAGTCTGAGTGTCCCGCACTATCCAACAAATATTACGAAGGAGAGGCTAACGTTTCTCGTATTCTCCAAAACTACGGAGATTTACGACTTTATAGAGGAGTCAATACTTATTTTTCTGAGCATCGAACAGATGCAAAGAAACTTTGTATTCTAGACCACCTAGTACTACGAAACGTCCTGACACCCAAGGATATCAAGACATATCTGGATGGTTTAATTCATAACGGAGATATTACAGCTAAGGAAGCTGTGGATCTGGCTTATGAAGCCGGTTATGAAGTACAAAAACCTAAAGTGGTCAAAGAAGGGGTGCCAGAGAACTCTCTCTTTACTAAAATTGTAGCAATTCTTTCAAGATAAGGCCCCAG